ACCTCGTCTCCGGGATGGGAACCGACAAGGACAAGCTGTCTCAGGGCCAGTTCACCCAACAATGGCTCGGAAAGAACGAGCTTGATTCGATGTACCAGTCGGACTGGCTCGCCGGAACGATCATCGATGCGCCATGCGACGACATGACGAGGGAGTGGCGGTTCTGGAAAGGCGGCCCGCGGCAGATTCAGGCCATCGAGCAAGCCGAGCGACGATTCCAGGTCCGCCAGAAGGTCAACAAGGCGCTGAAGATGAGCCGCCTTTATGGTGGTGCCGCCATCCTCATCGGCGACGGCTCCCCCGACCCCATGCAGCCACTCGACGCGAGCCGCATCGGCAAGGGTGGGTTGCAGTATATCCACGTTCTCAGCCGCTACGAGATATCGACGGGTGATCTCGACCGCGACCCGCTTTCCCTGTTCTTCGGGGAGCCGCAATATTACACGCTCGGGGGGACGTCGGGCGGCGCCACCATCCATCCGTCTAGGGTGATCCGTTTCTTCGGCCAGGCCCGCCTCGAATCGACATGGGCCATCGATGGCTGGGGCCTACCGACGCTGCAGCGTGTCTATGACGCGATCCGGGCCGAAGCTACGGTTGCCGGAAACCTCGCTGCCCTCACCAACGAGGCCAAACTCGACATTATCCATATACCCGACCTGACCAAGAATGTGATGAACCCCGCTTACCGGGCGGCAATCATCACGAGGTTCGGCCTCGTCAATCAGTCGAAATCGATCAACAACGCCCTCATCCTCGACGCGGAGGAGAAGTGGGACCAGAAGGAGATCAGGCTCGGCGAGATGCCGAACACACTTCGGCTCTTCCTCGAAATTGCGGCCGGTGCCGCCAACATGCCGGTCACCCGGTTGCTCGGGATGTCAGCCAAAGGCCTCAACTCGACTGGCGAGAGCGATATCCGCCACTACTACGACACCTTGTCGGCTCGGCAGGAAATCGAGTTGAGGCCGGCTTTGGAGCGCCTGGACGACGCGCTCGTCCGCAGCGCTGTTGGTTCCTATCCGTCGTCGGTCTCGTATCTGTTCAACCCGCTCTGGCAGCTTTCGGACGCCGAAAAGGCCGCCGTGGGGCTGCAGAAGGCTCAAACGACGCAGATCTATGCCCAGCTCGGCATCATGTCGCCCGATGCCCTTCGCAAGGCTGCCCAGGGGCAGATCGTCGAGGACAACCTCTACCCCGGAATGGAAGCCATTCTGCAGGACAATCCCGGCCCCGCCGCACCGCTCAATCCCGTCGCCGCCTCGGCCAAGCCGGCTGATCCGGGCAAGGTTGTCGAAGGCATCGCGTCCAACTCGCGGGCGCTCAGCGAGTAAGTCATGCACGTCATCGATAAGGCCACGCTCGGAGAGTCGAGACGGACGCGCGACGGCTATCTCGTGGTCGACGCACTGATCGCGCGAACCGGGGTTCAAATCTATTCCGGTCGCGAGATGGCGCGGCCCGATCTCAATACGGTGCGCGTCTACAGGTCGCCGGAAGAGGTCTTCAGCGACAGCGCCATGGCGAGCTTCACACATCGCCCGGTGACAAACGACCATCCATCGGAACTCGTCAGTTCCAGGAACTGGAAACAGCACTCGGTCGGGATGACCGGGGATCTTGCAGCCCAGGCTGGAAAGTATATCCGCGTGCCTTTCACGCTGATGGATCAGTCCACCATCGATGATGTCGATGGTGGCAAGCGGGAACTATCCGGCGGTTACCTCTGCGAGATCGACTGGACGCCCGGCACCACGCCGGAAGGCGAAGTCTACGACGCCCAGCAGCGCAAGATTCAAGGAAACCACCTGGCCGTCGTCGCGCGCGGCCGGGCCGGCTCGGAATGTCGTATCGGCGACAGTTGGACCGATCATCCTCAAATCCCCATGGAACACGACATGAACCTTCAAAAGGTGACCGTCGACGGCATTACCGTCGAGATGTCGGATACGGCCGCCCAAGTCGTGTCCAAGCTGCAAACCCAGTTGCGCGACAGCGATGCCAAAGCTGATCGCCGCAAGGCGGAGCGCGACACGGCCAAGGCCGCGCACGATACCGCGCTCAGCGCCAAGGACGGCGAACTCGACGCCTTGAAGGCGACGCATGCGGCGGCCCTGTCGACCAAGGACGGTGAGATCGACGCCCTAAAGTCGAAGCTTCCCGATGCGGCAGCGCTCGACGCCATGCTGGTCAATCGCGACCGTGTCATCGGAACGGCCCGCAAGATGCTTGGCGACAGCTTCGACCCCAAGGGCAAGAGTGACGCCGATATCCGCCGCGCCGCTGTAGTCAAGACCATGGGCGATGCTGCTAAGGACAAGGACGACAGCTACGTCTTGGCGGCGTTCGATGCCCTCGCGACCTCGGTCACTCCGAAGTCGAGGCCGGATCCTCTTCGCGCGGCGCTGATGTCGCATGACACCCGCCCGGTCGAGGCCAACGACACCTTGAGCGCGCATGCACAGATGCTGAAGCGCCTGTCCACCGGATGGGAATCGCCCGCCGTCAAGGAGACCGTGTGATGCCTCCGATCCAGACCTCCTACACACCGCAGCTCGCTATCGCCTTCGCCGGCATGGTGGCGGACATGCGTAACCGCACGGTCCTGTCCTATACGTCGCAGAGCCCCGGGTCGATCCCTTACGGGTCGGTGGTCATGCGGGGCACGTCCGACAACGGCTGCCTCAACATCGGTGATCCCGGTGCGGGTGCCTTCCTCGGTGTCGCGATCCTCGATCCGACGATCCGTCCCCAGGTCGGCGCCGTGACCAATGCCTACGGCCCGACCGACACCGTGGCAGTACAGATCAAGGGCGTCGTCTGGGTGACGGTCGGCAGTCCAGTGACTGCCGGTGCCCCCGCCTACTACACGCCGGCCGGCGTCATCACCTCGGTGGGGGCCGGCAACACCGCCATCCCCATGGCCTCGTTCGAGTCGTCGGCGCCGTCCGGCAGTCTCGCGAAGCTGCGCATCATCGCCTGATCGGCGGCGCCTTTCTCTCAGAAGGATCGTCTCTCCATGTTCTTGACCCAGGATGCTGCCCAGGAGGCCGAAGCCTTCCTGATCTCGCAGCTCACCTATATCGAGCCCGAGGTCTACCGGGTTCAGTATCCGGCGATCCGCTACCATGAGATCGTTCCCGTCGACACCAGCGCGCCGCCGTGGATCCCATCCGTCACCTACTTCTCGATGGACGGCGTCGGGCAGGCAAAATGGTTCAACGGACGCGCCAACGACGTGCCGCTGGCCGAACTTCTGCGCACCAAATACGAGACGCCCGTCAAGATGGCGGCGATCGGCTACGAGTTCGACCTCGAAGAACTGAGCCAAGCCATGATGCTTGGTCGGAACCTCACGTCGGACAAGGCCTACTATGCCCGCCTCGCCGCCGAACAGTTCATCGATTCCACCGCCATCGTCGGGGATGCTGTGGCGGGTGCGTTCTTCACCGGGATCGCCAACAATCCGGCCGTCACAGCCGTAATGGCCGCAGCCACTGGTACGGGCGGATCGACGAACTGGGCGTCCAAGTCGTCGGCCGCGATTTCGGTCGACGTCAACACGGCCCTGACAGGCGTGTTCAGCGGGTCGACCGGCGTCGAGACGGCCGACACCCTATTGCTGCCCCTGGCCCAGTTCGGCTATCTGTCGAGCACGCAATACAACGTTGCGGGCGCCAACGGCCAGACGATCCTGCAGTGGCTGCAGAAGGCCAACGTCTATACGGCGCGCACGGGACGTGATCTCAAGATCGTTCCTGTCTGGGGCCTCGAAACCGCCGGCGCCGGTGCGACGAGCCGTATGGTCGCCTATTGGCGCAACCCCGTCATCGTGAAGATGCATCTGCCCATGCCTTTCCAGTTCGTGGCGGGTGTGTGGCGGGACGGTCCAATGCTGTGGAAGGTGCCGGGCATCTTCCGGTTCGGCGGCGTGGACATCAAACGTCCCGGCGCCTTCAGGTACGTCGACGGTTTGTAACAACCTTGTTCAACCTGAAGTACGCCACTATCCTCGACAAAGGCGACTACATCCTCACGACATTCGAGGATGGCGCCTCCTCCGCGAACTGGCTTCCACAGGACAACGGCACCTTCGCCCGCATCGCGCGGGACTGTGGTTTCCTTGACCCCTATCTCTACCTGGCTGCGCACGAGGTCGTCCACAGTCTCGCACCCGAGGTCATGTTCGACCGCCCAGGCTACGTCGTGTGGATGGCCGCGCATGGTCGTAAGGCCAATCTCGCCGCCGCTATGATGGAAGAGCGGGTGTTCTACTACATCCAGAGGGCCGCTTGCGATGCGATCCCCTATATCGATCAGCAGTGGCATGAAGTCATTGAGCGACTCCGCCAACACGACATGTGCGGCGATGCTGCGGTCGCGCACATGGATCGGCTCGCTGCCTGAGATCAAATCCTACTCCGTTTGCCATGCACAGGGATAGGCGCCAGCAGGCGGTGCGGAAACACCTGCAGCGGGCGCCTGGTTCTCTTCAGCCGGGTGAGCCCGCACCTTTCGCATAAGGAAATCCTTTTCATGATGATCACCAACAAGGCGCCAGGTCCGCGCGGGTTCAACGTCGGCAAGAACGATGGGTCCGACAACAAGGCCGACAAGGGCAAGTCCCTGGAGCAGGTCATCCTGTTGCCCGGCGAAAGCCGTGACATCGACCTTCACGACGCCGATCATGCCGTCATCAAGGCCATGAAAGAGAGCGGTGAGATCGAAATCGGGGGCGCCGCCAAGTCGGACGATCCGAAGGCCCCGCCCAAGTTCAACATCGAAGGCCTGAACGAGCAGGAGCTTCGCGCCTTCATCCGTGACCGCGTCGGCAAGGATGCCGATTCCAAGGCCGATAAGGCCAGCCTCATGACGCAGGCGCGCGCCCTCGCGGCTTCGCCGGTCGGAACGGCTGTTTCAGCGTAATGCCGACCGGGCCTCTCACATCGGCCGAGGTAGCCGACATCCGGCGCTTCGCCGGTTATCCGGTGAGTGGTGCTGTCCTGGTGCAGCTCCTCGCCGTCCAGGGCGACAGCGTTACATTGGACACCGTCGTCGCGAGCCTCAATGCCGATCAAATCGCGGCGCTGAGGACAGTCTATCTGGCGAACCTCTATACGCTTGAGCAGGCCATCCCCACGACCGGTGGGGGGCTCGACGTCGCCAAAGCTGCTGTCTATGAGCGCAATCCGCTCGAATTGCAGGAACGCGAAACCCTGTTCGTCTCGTGGCGGCAGAAGCTCTGCTATTTCCTTGGTGTCAATCCAGGGGCCGGCATCTTCGCATGGGGAACGGCGAGCCTGGTTCCAGCCGCGTTCATCGTCTGATGTCGGCATCGTCGATCCAGGCCGCAGTCAGTCGTGGCTACGCCATCGCGGCGACTAAGCTCGGAACGTCGTTCGTGCAGTATCGTTCGCCGGGGTCGAACCCGCTTCGATCCGTGCCGCTCGCTACGATCCCGGCCGTCTTCACCAATGCCAAGTCGAGCGGGTTCAACTTTGACAAGTCATCGACGTTTGAAGATGTTCTTTTCGCCGTGCTGATCGGCGGGGTCCAGATCGGCGACTACCTCGTGGGGTCGAGCGGAACCTTCTTCATCGCCGACATGCCGCCGCTCCGCCCCGTCGTGGCGGTGCAATGCAACCGACTTGCCACAGTCTCGCGGTCGAACAGCGAGCGTAACGTGGCGGGCGGACAAGCCCAGGGCCTGCCGAGCCAGCCAGGCAGCACGGGGCGTTACCGCGGCGTCAGCACCACGATTGCCCCATCAGGGGCCGGCGAGACCGACATCGTCATAGGCATTCCCTGCGCCATGATCGGCTCGACGGGCCGCGCCACAGGCACGGGTGAGACACCAACCGACGCACCCGGCCCGAGCCGGTGGCGGATCTACCTGTCGCAATCCGCAGCCTCGAAGGGCACGATCCACGACCGCGATATCGTGGCGGACGAAGAGGGGATCAGGCATCAAGTCAGCGCGGCCGGATGGACCAGTATCGGCTACAGGTTGGAAACCGTGCGGCTGGAGAACTGATCAATGCCGGTGAATGGATTGCCCAAAGTCAGTCTTGACCTAAATCCGGGACGTGGCGGGAAACTGACGGTCGACGGTGTCAGCTTGGGCGGTGTGACCGAGGTTACTGTTCGCGCGACACGTGACAAAATAACAACCGTCTCGCTCGACCTGCATGCTGGCTTTGCCATGACGGAGTCTGCGGCGGAGGTCATCATCCGCATCATAGGTTTGGACCATGAGCGGGTGGAATTGTCCAAGCGGGCTGGTGAGGCAGACACTGGTGCCGACAGCCGCGTGTTCCGGGCTGCAATGGCCACGTTGGACTGGCTGGTCATGCCTCACGGTGATCTGCGCGTGTCGCGCAGCGTCTCCTTGGCGGATTTTGTCGGCAAGGCGCTCGCGGACGAGTAATGGCCGATATCACCGACGTCACCGACGCGATCGAGCAAATCGCCATCGCGGCCTGCTATCCCAACGGCACATCGTCGCCTTCTGTTTCGGGAAAACCGATCGACATTGCCCAAGGATGGGTCGATTCCGGGGATCTCGACGCCGGCCTGCCGCAGGGCACGACCTTCGTCACGGTCTATTCGGTCCCGTCCTCGACCGTGAAGCTTCCAGTGCCGCTCAGTGGGTCCAGCGATGGCGTGATCGTGGCGCCGGTCCACGGCATGTCGGCGGTCGTGTCGGACCTGTCGTTCACGCTTTCCGGCACGCCGACGCTCGGTGAATACGCCACCGCGATTGTCGGCGCCCATGCCTATTCCTACCCTGCTGTCTCCGGCGACACCGTCCAGATCGTGGCGGTGGCGCTCGCGGCCCAGATCCCAGGTGCCGCAGTATCGGGGTCGACGGTTGCCCTGATGTCCGGTCTATCCATCGCGGTCCGCATCGGCGCGCCCGCCACGATGGGCAGGACTATTGACCGGGAAAGCCAGAACGTCATCGTTGGGGTTTGGGCGCCGAATCCGTCCGACCGGACCGTGGTGGCGCGGGCCCTCAAGGTCGCAGTGGCGCAGAACCTCGTCATCGTCATGCCCGACACGTCGGAGGCCATACTGATCACGCGGGGCACGACGCAGACGGACAAGAACGAACTCGAACTCGCCTTCCGCCGTGACCTTACCGTGCAAGTCATGTTCGACACCGTCGAGATGTACCTGGCCTACGAGGTGACGAGCGTCGACGTCACGCTTGATGCGGGTGCGAACCAGCCGACCACCACCGTCATTTAAGGGCATTCCCCCATGTACGAACTCATCGTGACGCGGCCCTTCGGGCTGCGAGCGCCCGGCTATCACATCACGGATCCGGCCGAGATCGAAGCCGTCCTGAGCGGACCGAACGCCAATGCCGTTGTCAAGACGTTCGCTCCGCCCGCCGCACCCGATCCGGACCCGGCCCCTTCCACGCCAGCGCCTCCGGCCAAGATCGTCGCGCCGCTTCCGATGAAGCCGCTCGCGACGTCTTCCGACAATCCCAGCGCCTGAATCGCCCTACGCCCGTAAGGATCTCTCATGTCCTCTTTTCGTGACGGCACGGTCAATCTCGCCGGCATCGTCAATCCCGGCGTCCTGGTCGACCAGATCCTGCCGACGCCGTTCATCACGGGCGTGCCGACCAACATCGAAGGTCTGGTCGGTGTCGGGACGTGGGGGCCGGTCAACTCCGCCCAGTATTTCACGACGCTCGACGATTGCGCTGCCGTCTACGGGACCCCGCAGGTCCGGAGCACGCCCGACGCGCCCAACGGCGGTCACGACCTGCCGTTCTACGTCCAGACGGCCCGCAAGGAAGGCGGCGCGGTAGGCTTCTGCGGCATCCGCGTTTCGGATGGAACCGACACGGCGGCTTTCGCGGTCATTCCAGGCGGCGCCGGTCGCGCCACGGCGCGCTACAGCGGCATGCGCGGCAATCTCATCGGCCTGACCCTGCAGGCTTCGGCTGCCGCGGGCTGTTTCGCCGCTATCGTGTCTTTCCCCGGTCGCGCTCCGGAACGGTTCGACGGCATTGCCCAAGCGCTGCAATCCGTGACCGTGGCGCCCGGCACCGGCTACACGTCCGTGCCGACCGCGATGGTGTCCAGTCCCCAACGCGTTGGTGGGGTCGCGGCGACGATCCAGCCGAGCCTCACGTCCGTGACGCAGACGCTCGGCTCCGGCGGCACCGGCCACGCGGTCGGCGACGTCGTGACCTTCGGGGCCGGCGTGCAGATCCGCGTCACGGCGATCGGCACCGGTGGCGTCATTACGATTTTCACTGTCCTGAATCCCGGCGCGATCACCAGCGGCAACACGCTGGCGTCCTATGGCACGCAGACGTCGTCGTCCGGTGTCGGCATCGGCGCGACCCTCACGCTTCTGTGGGGCCTCGGCACGCCGACATTCACCAACGGATCGGGCTATCTCGCGGGCGGCCTCACACTCACCTTGATGGGCGGCGGCTCCGGTGCCGGCTTCACGGCGGGCACCTACACGCCCGTTCAGAGCTTCTGGGCTGCGCTGGCCCAAGCCATCAATGTCGGCACCCTTCAGCAGGGCCGTTCGCGCTACGTCGTCTTCACGCCCGCCACCTCGACGGCTTCGCCGACCCTCGGTGTCGCAACCCTGCTCATCGGGGGCACGGACGGGGCCAGCGGCGTCAACTCCGCCATCATGGTGGGGCAGGACGCTCAGCCCAGGACCGGCATGTACGCCCTCCGCAGGGCGCGTGTCGACGCATTCGCATTGTGCGATGTGACCGATCCCTCGACCTGGGGGGCGCAGCTCTCCTTCGGCATCTCCGAAAGCGCGTTCCCGGTCACCGCGACGGCGGTCGGCGACACGATCCTCGGTGCCGTGGCGACCCGAGCATCCTTCGGTATCGACGATCCATCGATTTGGATCCTCCAGGGGGACTGGCCGACCGTCTATGACGACACGGCCGGCTATTCGCGCCTGGCCTCGCCGCAGGCCGTCGCCATCGGCCGCCTCGGCAATCTCAGCCCCGAACTGTCGCCGATCAACAAGCCGTGCGTCTCCGTCCTCGCCACGCAGACGTCGTCGTCCGGCGTGCTGATCTCGGACGCTGACGAAGCCAACGCTCAGGTCGGCGGCATCGACCTCATCGGCAAGTCGAGCGCGCTGAACGCCGACTATTTCACATTCCTGACCGGTCGGAACGCGTCGAGCAACACGGCCGCCAACGGGGTGGAATACACCCGCCTCACGAACTTCCTGATCAGGTCGATCGACGGTGGCCCGGCCCGCAGCATCGTCGGCCGCCTGCAATCGACCCGTCCAGACGATCCGACGCGCGCCGATGCGAAGAATTTGCTCGACAACTTCTTTCAGGGCCTCGTGGACCCTGACTCCGGCTCGGGCGGCTACGGTAAGATCGACAGCTTTTCCGTGGTCTGCGACCTCACCAACAACCCACTGACGCTGCAGGCCATGGGCTTTCTGTTCGCCTTCTGTGCGGTGCGCTACCTGAACACTGTGCGCTATTTCGTGATCAAGCTGGCGGGCGGCGGTAATGTCCCCGTCACCGTGACGTCGCAGGCAACGCCGCCCTCGGTTTCGCAACTCCTCTGATAATCCCATCCCATCTCAGTTCTAGGAGGTCGCGGTGGCGATCAATCGGCAAAGCGTCGGTCGTGACTATTCGATCGGCCTCTATGACAACAACACGTCGAACACGGTCGATCTCGGCATCGTCGAGGGGTGGAAGTCGAGCGCGAAGAAGCACGACATCAAGTCGATGCCGTACAATGCGCCGCCGCTGTTCGGCTACATCCCGGACGGTTACGGCGGCCACTTCACCTTGAAGCGCACCAACTCGAAACTGGAGGACCTGTTCCTGCAGCTCGTGGCGCTGTTCAACAGCGGCGGCGACCTCCTACCCGGCTACATCAATCAGACGACGCGCAATTATGGTGGGGTCTACTCCCGCTACCAGTACAAGAAAGCTGTGTTCTTCCTCACTGAGGACGCCGACGTCACCCGCGAGAAAGTCGTTCCGATGACGGTCGAGTGGATGGCCTCGGAGAAGGTGCCGGTGGCCTAATGGCGACGTTCTCAGAAACCGTCAAGGCGCGGTACGATGCCGTCGAGCGTGAGGCCGACACGTTCGGCCGCATGATCTCGGTGAAGCGGTTGCGGCCGGCCGAAATGCAGACCGTGCGCCGCATCGTCGAGAGCGATTTCATGTCGGTCATGGGCGACGCCATGGTGGCGGCCTGTGTCCGGGAGATCGACGGCATCATCTACCCGGCGCCGAAATCGCAGATCGATCTCGACATCGTCTTCAACGTCCTCGACAACGAGGGCATGCAGGCGGCCGGCAC